ATGAAAAAATAATTTTAGAAGCAATGGGTGTACCACCTATACTTCTTGATGGAGGGAATAATGCAAACATTAGACCTAACCATCGACTTTACTACTTGGAAACAGTACTTCCAATAGTTAAAAAAGTAGGTTATGCATTCGAAAGATATTTCGGATTTAAACTAATACCAGATGTTACTGATATTCCTGCTCTACAACCAGAGTTAAGAGATCAAGCATCATATTATCAAACTTTAGTTAATGCAGGTATAATGACACCAAATGAAGCTAGGGAGTCTTTAAACTTAGAGCCTATTGAAGGCAATGATGATATAAGAGTTCCAGCTAATGTAGCGGGTAGTGCAGCAAACCCCGAAGAAGGTGGGAGACCACCCCAAACAGAGGAAGAAAATAATGGCGAATAAAAAAGCAGTACTTGAACAATTAGCAAATTATTTTGCTGACAAGGGACAAATGATGTCCCCCGCAGAATACAAAGAGGCAGCAGATGCACCTATGAGATTTATGATTGCAAAGAGACCTTTTGGATCTTGGGCTCGAATGCAAGGCATGATTCAGACTAATTTCCCAGCACAATGGGCAAAAGCTAATAAAGTAGTAGCAACTCCTGCACCTAAAGCAGCGGCTCCTAAAAAAGCCAAAGCAAAGCCAGCAGCGGCTAAAAAAGCCAAAGCTAAGATTCTATAGGAATTGTTATGAAAGAAAAAATATTTCATTGGACTAATACGTTCAAAACGCTAGGAGAAGATGATGACGGTGGCGTTAACATTAGAGGACTAGCAAGCACAAACTCTATCGATCGAGTAGGTGATGTTATTAACCATGATGCATGGACAAAATCGGGTGGACTGAATAATTTCGAGAAAAACCCAATTATTTTGTTTAATCATAACTATGATAAACCTATTGGTCGTGCTACTTCTATGCAAGTAGGCGAGAGTGGTCTGGAACTTGGAGCAAAAATCTCTAAGTCTGCAGGCGATATTAAAGATCTAATTAAAGATGGCGTTCTTGGAGCCTTTTCCGTTGGTTTTAGAGTCAAGGATGCCGTATATAACGAAAAAACTGACGGATTAGAGATAAAAGACGCCGAACTTTTTGAAGTATCAGTCGTTAGTGTTCCAGCTAACCAAACTGCTATGTTTTCTCTTGCGAAGTCTTTTGAGACAGATAAAGAGTACCAAGAGTTCAAAAATCTTTTTAAGAATAATAATGAGGCTAATCAATTTAAACAAATTGAGACGCCACAAGCGACGGATAAAACCGTTTCACAGGAGAAACCTATGTCTACTGACAATCCAACTCCTAACGCTGATATCGACTTGAAAGCATTTGCAGAAGAAGTGGCAAAATCAACTGCCGCTAAAATTGCAATGCAACAAGCCGAAAAAGCTGCCAAGGAGAAAGCAGATGCGGAAGCAGCAGTTGAGCTAGAAGCTCAAGAAAAAGCTGCAGTTGAAGCAAAACAGGACGAAGTTAAGACGATAGTAGAAGTTGGTATGGAAGGCGCTGAGCGTCTTACAAAAGACTTAGAGACTCGTGTTTCTGAGAAGCACGGTGATCTTGAAAAAGCTGTCGAAGAACTTAAGGCTGATCTACAAGAAAAGAAAACTGAAATCGAAGCAATTCGTGAATCAAAAAGAGTTTTTGGTAGAGAAAGCACTTCAGACTGGCAAAAAGCCTACGAACAGGACATCAATGATGCCTGGACTATGGGTCTTGCAACAGGCAAAGGTTGGGACACCAAACTCGGTAAATCTACCCTAGAAAAAGTTAACGCTCATTCAGGCGTTGGCGTTTCAAGTGCAGACTTCGAGCAAACTGTTTCAACTAATGTAGAAAGAGATATTCAACTCGAGTTAGTATTGGCTCCTCTCTTTAGAGAGATTCCAATGCAAACAGCAACACAGATTATACCAATCTTACCAGATGCTGGTTATGCAGAATTTGCTTCTGCTCAAGCAGCTTCGGGCTCAAGCCCACATGGTAACTTGGAAGAAAGAGGCGATACTTATGGATCACCTTTTTCTGGTGTTGATTTAACTGAAAGAACTCTTTCAACTAAGAAACTAATTTCACAATCGTACTTAGGTAACGAAACTGAAGAAGATGCAATTCTTCCAATTCTTCCTTTAATTAGGGAATCAATTGTTAGATCACATGCACGCGGTATTGAAAACGCTCTCTTAGTGGGTGACCACGCTGATGGTGTATACGGTACTTCACAAGCAGCACCTGATGGTCTAATCGCTATCGCCGCTGCAGCTGACTCAAGTGGTACTCACGTAACACAATCAGCTACTGCATTTGCATCTGAATCTTTGACAGCCGCTCACCTACTTAACGCAAGAAAGAAAATGGGTAAATACGGAATGAACCCATCTGATGTTGTATTTATCGTCAGCATGACTGAATACTACAACTTGCTAAGCGACGCTGAGTTCCAAGATGTCAACCTAGTTGGCAACATGGCTACTAAGCTTAACGGTGAGATCGGAGAAGTCTTCGGATCTAAAGTAATTGTTTGTGACGAGTTTGCTACAGCAGCGACCTCTAAGTTCTATGGTGCAGCCGTGTATCCTAAGAACTACGTAATGCCACGACTACGTGGAGTTACTATTGAGTCTGACTACGAAGTAGCTAACCAAAGAAGAGTTCTAGTTGCATCACAACGTATCGGATTTACTGATATGATTGCTGCCGCGACTTCTGTTCACGCACTTCAATACAAAGCTTCCTAGTAAGCAATTGAGATATATGTGGGGAGTTTTCTCCCCACATACATTTCTTAGAGAGAATTATGGCAAATCTATGTACACTTCAGGAATATAAAGACTTCTCAGGACTCAAAGGAGTTCAGGAAGACGCTCGAATTAATACTTTAATTCCACAAGTTACACAAATTGTCAAAACATACTGTGGTACATCTTTTGTAGACTTTTACAGTTCTGATAAAACAGAATTTTTTGATATACACGATAGTTTAACTACTAGAGTTATGTTAGATGAAAGCCCTTTAGTTTCAGTAAGTCAAGTACAAGAAAGAGATGATCAAGCAAGTTCATATGTTACACTAATCACAGAAAATTCTGATAGTAGTGGTAAATATGAATATATAATTGATACTACAACGGACAGTATTGTTCGTACAAGCAGTACTGGTGAGAAAGCATTTAAAAAAGGTATAAAAGCAGTAAAGGTTGTTTATAGAGCTGGCTACAGCGCAACTCCCGCAGATTTGAAACTAGCAGTATTTGATTTGATTAAGTACTATATGAAAGACGAGAGAAAGGCTCGTATGCAGATTGCAGGAGCTATGGTTGAAAACCAAAGCACTTCTGGTATAACTGGAAATATTGGTTTTCCAGATCACATTAAAAGGATACTAGATTTTTATAAGATTTATAAGTAATGTCTGTTGCAAATATTAAGAAGGCATTTAAAAATGGTTTATTAAAAGAACTTCGACGAAATGCAAGAGATAAAAGTAGTATGAGTCATGCTCATATAATAACTATTGATAGTACACTTTTTTCTGTTGGTATGGAAGAAGGTATTAACAAAGCAGCTAAAGCACAAGGTTTTACAAAAGTTGTAGCAGACTTTGATAGTATAAGAAAACATACTCAAAAAGTTCAAAATAACTGGGTTAAAGGAAATCATGGATTACCTGGAACAGGAAACTCAGGCGTAAAGGCAGCTTTTAGAAAAGGAAAACTAGTAGTATATAGAAAAGCTCTTTCAAACGATTCAGGGTCTAGATTTGCAAGAACAGTAAATCAAGCATTTAGAAAACAAGTATTTGATTTATGGAAAAAAGATACTGGAATCGGAGCAAACTGGGATAGTAATACTGCAAAAATAGTGGGTAAAGAAACACCTTTTTCACATAATGATACTACAAATGTAGCAAATGCGGGCTTAGTACAATGGATAGAAGAAACATCAGATGAAATAGTTCCTGTTAAAAGTTTTTTAACTCGTTCAAATGTTGGAGAAATGGTATTAGATTCTATGGATATATCCTGGAGTCAAGATGTAGATCCAGAAACAGGTAAATTAATTTGGGTTGTAAGAGGTGACTTAACAGCAAAAAGATTTAATCCAACAGCAGGCGAAAAAGATTTAACTAAAGAGTGGGAAGAAAGACTACTTAAAAAGTTTGATGAAATTCTTGCTGGAAAAGCGGGAGAACAGTTTACAGATCCTAGCTTTGTAGCAAGTAAACCTTTTGATGAAGCAGTTGTAGAAACAGCAGTTATAAAAATTGCAAAACCATATAAAAAAGTAGCGGGTGTAAAAATAACAGGATTACCTAAAAAATCTAAGAAAATAAAAAGATCGGGTTTTGCTAAGAAAGGAAGAAAAAGTACAAAAAGTAAAACAGTAGATTCAAACTTAGCAGCTATAGCAGCAATGGCAAGAGCCGAAAGAGGTACAAGTGCAGCTACAGAAGAAGGCGCATCAGAACTACAAAGACTTAAAAGGCATATAAAAAGAAATCTAAAGGAAGAAGTTAGAAGAAATATGGGACGACCTGCCCTAAGAGAAGACACAGGAAGATTTGCAAGTTCAGTAGAATTAATGGATTTAGTAGAAGGAAAAGATACAGTATTAGCAAGATATACTTACTTATTAAACCCTTATCAAACATTTGAAAATACAGGAAAAAGAAGGTGGCCTTTAGCCTATAATCCTAAAACGCTAATTGCAAAAAGTATAAGAAATTTAGCAGAGGGAAGAATAGCACAAAAACTTACAGTTAGGAGAGTATAATGGCATCAGAATATAGAACAAAAAGAAAAAAGATAGTTGATGCTTTTGTCGATGAAATAAAACTAAAATTAAATGGACAATCTCCTTTTAACTCAAACGTCTCAAACAATGTACACGGGTTTACACAGTTTATAGACGAAATAGTACAGTTTCCATCAATTTGTGTAATAGCTGGAGACGAATCAAGACAATATCAACCCGACGGTTTTAAATGGCGGTTTTTAAATATAGAGATACGAGTATATGTATCTGATGAAACAGACCCGCAAGAAGAATTAGCTCTTTTATTAGAAGATATCGAAAGAGTTATTGACAATAATGATGTTTTGGTATATGACGATACAGTCGATCCAAGCCTCAAAACAACTTCCTCAACTATATTGACAATTTCAACAGACGAAGGTGTATTAACACCATTAGGTTTAGGTGAAATAGCAATACAAGTTAGGTATTAAAGTGAAATTACAGGCAGATAAATATCTTGCTTAGTACTTTCAAAGAAGAAATAGGAGAAAAGCAATGGCTTTAAATCTTTCACGGAATACGAAAGTATTTGTAAGCTCCGCGAATGGAATTCCTACCGCAGGTGGTGGTATTCTTACCGCATATGTTAGTACTAAGGGT